ACGTCTTCCCACGAAATGGTTCATGCTGATGATATTAAAAATGGAGATTTTTATTGGGACGACGAAAAAATTATTTACAAGGGTAAACGTTACCCTAAACATTTATTTGCTCATGGTAAGGGACCGTGGGAAAATAGAGCTTACGATGAGGAAATAAAAACAACATAAAATTAATAATCATGCCACATACAAAAGAACATAAAGGTAGAAAGAAAGATGGGAGTATTGGTCCTAAACCTAAAGATACTGTAACTAAGAAAAAACAAGACGCAAAAAAACTTGATAAAAAAGAAGGTTTAAGTAAACAACGCCCAATGAATCCTAGAAAATATGGTAAAAATAAAGTTGAAGCGCCTGCTAAAATGAAAACAAATCAAGATGGCGGTAGTTATACAGCTAAAAAACCAAGTGCCGCAGCTAAAGAACTAAAAAGAAATCAAGAAGGAGCAGCAAAAATGGGATATCAACAAAAATTTGGAGCAGCTAGAATGTCACCATCAAAAAGAGGTGATCAAAAAGCTAGCGAGCTAATGCATGGCGCAGGTAAATATTACGATGGCGCTGGAATGTATATGAACGGAGCGCCTAAATACGAAGGTGCTGGTAAGCACAAACCTGGTCACGTTGCATTAGATAATGTAAATGTAGATTCATCAATATCTGATATGAGAAAAGTAATTGACGCTCAAAAGAATCGAGTAAAACGTCGGGATGCAGAAATAGGTAACATGATGGAAAAAGATTCTTTGAACATGGTAATGCAAGGTTCAAAGGGAGCACATGATGCTAAAACAATATATGGTAGAGAATTTATAGCTGGTGATAAAGTTAGAAAAAGTACCCCAACTGGTATGCATTACCCAAGTACAGTTGGTGAAGACGGATATAAGGAATTTCTAAAGAGAAAAGGCAATTTTATGAGTCAATTTGATAAAGATAATCCAGTTCCAATGTCAATAGATCAGATAGATCCAAGAGATAAACCAAAATACGACTAATGAAAAAACTTTTAAGTCTTTTAACAGGTGGTTTAATTAAAGACGTAGGTAGCGTAATCGATAAACTTACAACTACAGACGAAGAAAGATTAGCCGCTAAACAAAAGATACAAGAGTTATTAGAGAAAGCGGATCAGGACGCGCAGACTCAAATCACTGAAAGGTGGAAACTTGATATGCAGTCCGATTCGTTTTTATCTAAAAATATTCGTCCGCTAGTGTTAATATATCTTACTGTTATATTTACAGTTCTAGCATTTTTTGATGGTAACGTAGGTGGCTTTCAAGTGGACGAAGATTACATACCTATATTCCAATCATTGCTTATTACTGTGTATGGTGCTTATTTTGTAGGTCGTACCTGGGAAAAGGCGAAAAAATCAAGTGATAATAAATAATAAAATTAAATTAAATTAAATGTCAAAATCAATTACAGCTGAAGAGCTTAAAACTATTACTGACCAGCAAAAAGAGTTAGGTCAAGTATTAAATCAAATAGGGCAATTAGAAGCAAACAAACATTCATTACTACATAAAATAGCTACAATAAACAAAGGTATTGAAGAAACTAAAAATAATTTAGAAGATAAATACGGAGCTATTAATATTAATTTAGAAAACGGAACTTACACAGAAATAGACGACTCAGATCTAAGTGTAGTTAAATCAGAGGACTAATGAGTAATGTTATAAGAAAAATCAGTATTGGTTCTGATTATAAAAACGATGCCATGCATTACGCTTTAGGCCAACAGGTTTATGGTGGTCATGAGATATCACATATTCTATTTGAAGATAAAGACGCTTCTTATAACATATTCATAAAGAAAAACAATGAGGTGTTGCCATGGAAGAAATTTAATTCTAACATGGCTATATCCGTTGAATATGATTTAGAATATTAATGAAAAGCGTTTTTGACTTTATCGTAAAACCGCTCGGCAAAAGATATAATAATACAATACAAATAGGTGACATAGAGTTAGTTTTAAATACTAAAGTAGAAAGTTACAAGTTTGTAAATAATTTTGCAGAAGTAGTTGCAACACCTTTGGCTTATAAAACGCCTATTAAAAAAGGTGATATAATAGTTATACATCATAATGTATTTAGAAGATGGTATAACATAAGAGGTGAACAAAAAGATAGTAGATCTTTTTTTAAAAATGATTTATATTTCGTATCACAAGATCAAATATATTTATACATTAATGATAATGTTTTTAAATCTTTTGGCGATAGATGCTTTGTTTCACCAATTAAAAATAAAAACGTTCTAGATAATAAAAAAGAACAAAGCCTTGTAGGTATACTAAAAATAGGTAATAGTTCCTTAGAAGCGTTAGGAATAAATCCTGGAGACGTTGTAGGGTACAAGCCTTTTAGCGAATATGACTTTGTTATTAATAAAGAGCGATTGTATTGTATGAAATCAAATGATATTGTAATTAAGTATGGACACGAAAAAAACCAAGCTGAGTATAATCCAAGCTGGGCAAAGAGCAGTTGAAGAGTTAATCAAAGTTGCTAAAGAACCTATTGTAGACTCAGGTGATGATATAACTGCTGACCGATTAAAAAACGCAGCAGCTACAAAAAAATTAGCAGTGTTTGATGCTTTTGAAATATTACATAGGATACAAGAAGAAGAAAACATACTAAACGAAAAACCACAAGAAGTAAAAGAACAAAAGTCTTTTAAAGGTTTTGCTGAAGGAAGATCTAAATAATGTACGATCAAAGTTTATTTAAAATATTAGACGATCATATAAAACCTAATATAATTAAAAAAAATAATAGGTATAAAAAATGGGAGTACGGATATAACAAAGAACATGACGTTATTGTGATAAGCAAAACAGGTAAAATTGGCGAAGTATACGAAATACAAAATTTAAAAATAGCTTTGCCATTAGAAGAAAATGTTTTTAGTTTTGATAGTGATAAATGGACTAGAACTGATTTACCAAAACAATTAAGTAAAATAAAAACAATATTTGACTGGGAGCAATATTCTGTAGATTTTAAAGAAGAGTGGTATGATTATATTGACGAAGAGTTTGAAAGAAGGGAAAAAGGTTTTTGGTTTTATAACAAGAATATTCCTACTTATCTTACTGGCTCTCATTACATGTACTTGCAGTGGAGTAAAATTGATGTTGGAAAACCCGATTTCAGAGAGTCAAATAGGCTTTTCTATATCTTCTGGGAAGCTTGTAAAGCCGACAGTCGTTGCTTTGGAATGTGCTACCTCAAAAATAGACGCTCTGGCTTTTCGTTCATGGCATCAGGAGAAGTGGTTAATCTTGCAACGATATCCTCTGATTCACGATATGGCTTGTTATCAAAATCAGGGCCTGATGCAAAATCTATGTTTACGGACAAAGTGGTGCCCATCTCCGTTAATTATCCGTTCTTTTTCAAACCCATACAAGATGGTATGGACAGACCAAAGACGGAGCTCGCCTATAGAGTACCAGCCAGTAAATTCACAAGGCGTAAGATACTCGCAAACGAACCGCAAGAAGACTTACAAGGGCTCGATACAACGATCGACTGGAAGAACACAGGTGACAACTCCTATGACGGTGAGAAACTTAAACTCCTCGTACATGACGAATCGGGTAAATGGGAACGGCCGAACAACATCCTTAACAACTGGAGGGTCACAAAGACGACGTTAAGATTAGGTAGCAGAGTTGTTGGTAAATGTATGATGGGTTCAACTTGTAATGCATTAGACAAAGGTGGTGAGAACTTTAAAAAAATATACAATGATTCAGACGTTACAAAAAGAAACGCCAATGGACAGACTCGCTCAGGACTATATAGTTTGTTCATACCTATGGAATGGAACTACGAAGGATACATTGATTCTTATGGACTACCTGTTTTCGAAACGCCGACAAAAGAAACTAAAGGCCCGCATGGAGAATCTATTGAGATAGGTGTAATTGATTACTGGCAAAACGAAGTTGATGGTTTAAAAGAAGATCAAGACGCTTTAAATGAATTTTATCGTCAATTTCCTAGAACTGAAGAACACGCTTTCCGAGATGAAGCTAAAGAGTCTTTATTTAATCTAACTAAGATTTATGAGCAAATAGATTTTAATGGAGATTTAAAGCACAGCTCTCTTGTTACTCAAGGTAGTTTTCAATGGCGTGATGGTGTTAAAGATACAAATGTAATATTTATACCAAATAATAACGGTAGATTTTTTATAACATGGATTCCACCTGAAAATTTACAAAATCGTGTAATATTAA